TTCTTGCATTTCTAAAGCAAATTGATTTGCTAACTGAATTGCTTCATTCAAATCGTTACTAGTTTGTATTGGTTCTTTTGTAATTGTGTGACCGTCAGACAAACGTCTTGCACTTATAGTATATATTCTCATGGAAAAATTTAAACAATCTTCTATTATTTATTCATTTATCCAGACCACCACAACTATAATTTATAAATACCTCTAGAAGACTAGGGGTATTTTTTATGGCGCAACCATCTAGTAGAGCGGAGTTGAAAGACTATTGCCTCAAACAACTAGGAAAGCCAGTTTTAGAAATAAACGTAGATGACGATCAGATTGATAATTTGATTGATGATGCAATTCAATATTATCATGAGAGACATTTTGATGGTATTGATCGCGTATTTTTAAAACATAAACTTACTCCTGCAACTAAAACAACTTTATCCCAACCAGGCCCAGTAGGATCTGCAACCACCTCTCCAAATGTTGTTGGAGCTGGTTTAACTTCTCTTACTTATGTTGAAGGAGTTAATTATCTTCCACTACCAGATTCTATCATTGGTGTTAACAATATTCTTAAGATTAATTCAAGTACTATATCAGACGGTCTTTTTAATATTAAATATCAAATATTCTTGAATGATGTTTATTATTATGGTGCTTTAGACCTTCTAAATTATGCGATGGTTAAAAGATATCTTGAGGATTTGGATTTTCTCTTAAATCCTCATGCACAAATTCGTTTCAATAAAAAGAACCATAAATTATATCTTGACATTGATTGGTCTCAAGTTGGTGAAAATGAATACGTTATCATTGATTGTTATAGAATTGTGGATCCGTCAGATGCACCAAAACTCTATAATGATTGGTGGTTAAAAAAATACCTCACTGCATTAATCAAAAAACAGTGGGGGCAAAATATGATTAAGTTTAATGGTGTACTTCTTCCAGGTGGAGTTCAATTGAATGGAAGACAGATCTATGATGATGGTGTTGCCGAAGTAGAAAAGTTAGAACAACAACTTAAGGATGAATACGAATTGCCACCACTGGATCTCATAGGTTGATATGTCACCACTTAATTCTTATTTTCTTCAAGGATCTCCGAGTGAGCAAAGACTTATTCAAGATCTAATTAACGAACAACTCAAAATGTATGGACAGGATGTTCTATACATGCCTAGAAGGATTATTGGGGAAAATACGGTCATCAAAGAAGTCACTGCATCTAAATTTGATGATAGTTTTCGTATCGAAGCATACTTGATGAATTTTGAAGGATTTAGTGGAAATGGAGATTTACTAAGTAAATTTGGAGTCAGAAGTAATGATGAGATTAATCTTGTAATTTCAAAGGAAAGATATGATGATTTCATATCACCATTATTGAAATTATGGCCAGAAGATGAGAGAAAAGTTGCATATAGACCACAAGAAGGAGATTTAATTTGGTTTCCTTTGGATGAATCTTTATTTGAAATTAAGTATGTTGAGGGCAAAAAACCTTTCTATCAACTTAATAATCTATATGTCTATGAACTAAGATGTGAAAGATTTGAATATGAAGATGAGATTATTGATGTCCCTGAAGTTGATCCTACTGGTATAGAAATCAATGAATCTATTAAGGATCTTGGAAATGTATACACCATTCAAATGGTTGGATCTGGAGCAACTACGGCTGTAGCTACTGTTGGATTTGCAACTACTAATCCAAACTCCAAGTCAGTCCAGTATATTGACCTTATTAATGATGGATTTGGATATTCTGTACCTCCTACAGTTTCCATATCTACTGCGCCTTCTGGTGGTCTAACAGCAACTGCTGTTGCAATTATGACAAGTAGATCTCCAAATCAAAAACTTGCAATCGATAGAATCCTTATCACAAATCCAGGATTTGGATATACTGAGCCTCCTATTGTTACTATTTCTGGAGGTGGAGGATCTGGCGGTATTGCAACTGCAGTAATTAACACAAGAGTTCTTGGAGTCATTGGAATTTCTTCTGGAGGTGTTGGATATACTACAACTCCTCAAGTAACAATTCAAAGAACATTTATTCCTACCAGTACAGGTATTTCTTCTAATATCAGAAACGCACAAGCTGAGGTGATTCTCAATTCTAATGGAGTAGTGGTTGCAATTCGTTATTCTAATGCTGGTGCTGGATATACATTTACTCCAACGATATCCTTCACAGATCCTACTGCGACTACATTTGGTGATTATGATTATAATGAAGTTGTTACTGGTTCCAAAACAGGCACAACTGGATATGTTAAGAGTTGGGATTATGTTAATAGAGTTCTTAAACTTTCTGTTGTTGACGGAACTTTTGCAAGAGGAGAAGCTATAGTTGGTGTAGGTGCAAGTTATAAGGTTGCAAGTGTTCAAACAAATGAATTCTTAGATGCATATGCAGAAAATATTGAGATTGAATTAGCCGCGGATGAAATTTTAGATTTTAGTCAAAAGAATCCATTTGGTGAATACTAAATAATTATTACTCTATAATTACTTGTAATGATCTCAAATTATTTTTATCACGAAATATTGAGAAAGACCATTGTGGCTTTCGGTACTCTTTTCAATGATATTCAAATCAAACATAAAGATAATGCTGGAGATGATTTTAGTATCTTAACTGTACCTATTGCTTATGGTCCTGTTCAAAAGTTTTTGGCGAGAATTGAACAAGTACCAGATTTAAAGAAAAGAGTTGCAATCACTCTTCCAAGAATGTCATTTGAAATGACGGGAATATCATATGATGCTAGTAGAAAATCTTCTACAATGCAAACTTTTAAAGCTTTAGATAAGACCAATAATGAAGTAACAAAAGTTTTTATGCCAGTTCCATATAATGTAAACTTTAGACTCTCAATAATGTCTAAATTGAATGAAGATGCATTACAAGTGGTGGAACAGATATTACCATATTTTCAACCTCATTTTAATCTTACAGTAGATTTAGTTTCCAGTATTGGGGAAAAAAGAGACATTCCAATGATTCTTGAAAGAATTGCAATGGATGATCAATATGAAGGTGATTTTACTACGAGAAGAGTTTTAGTTTATACTTTAGATTTTGTTGCAAAGACTTATCTATTCGGACCTCTTGGTACTCCTAATGAAGCCATTATTAAACAAGTTCAAGTTGATTATTATACAAACACTAATAAAGTCAATGCATCTAGACAATTGAGATATGTAGCAGAACCTAGAGCCTTGCAGGATTACAATAATGATGAAATAACTCAAATTTCTGAAGATATTTCTGAAGAGACTACGCAATTTAACGTTGTAGATGGATCGGTTCTAACTGAAAAATCTTATATTATGCTTGGTGATGAGTCAATGCTCATTCGTAAGATTACAGGAAATACTTTATTAGTAAATAGAGGCGAAGATAATACTCCTGTTACAACTCATGCATCTGGAACTGCAGTAAATGTTATTAATAATGCAGATGATGAATTGATTGATCTGGATGATGATTTCGGATTTAGTGAATCTCGTTATGATTTTGCAGATGGTAAAGTCTATAGCACTACGAAAGGAATTGATGTATGAACTTTGAAGATATTGATAAAGCTTTAGATATTGAACCGACAGAAATTAAATCTGAAATAGTTAAAACAGAATCTATAGAAATAAAAAAAATTGAAGGATCTGTGGATCAACTTCAAAAAGATTATGAATATTCTAGAGGTCAACTTTACTCTATTATTGAAAAGGGTCAAGAAGCGATTAATGGTATTTTGGAACTTGCACAAGAATCAGACTCTCCTAGAGCGTATGAAGTTGCTGGTCAACTTATTAAAAACGTTGGAGATGTAACCGATAAACTTCTTGATCTTCAAAAGAAGATGAAAGATATTAATCAAGAACAAAAAGGATCTGTGCCAACAAATGTTACCAACAATGCAGTGTTCTTGGGATCTACAGCAGAACTTCAAAAGTTCTTGAAGAGTTCAATGAATCAAGATCTATCTAAATAAAAATAGGAAACTTATAAAAATAAATGGATAAACTCACCTTTAAGGAATGGTCTATTCTTGCAGACCTAGAAACAGTTGCACCCCTTGGGGAAGATTTTGAGTTTTCCATGGCTCGTGGAGAACTTAAAACTGCACAAGCCGCTATCACTAGATTAATGACTAAACTTAAAGGTGAAGGCGATTTGGAAGCTTGGGTTCAATCAAAAATTACAAAGGCTGCAGAGTATCTTGATACGGTAGCTGATCATCTCTCTCACGGAGAAGATGATACTGAAAGAAAGAAAGAAGTTAAAGAAGGATTCAAAGGTCATAAGTCAGTAGAAGAAATCGCAAAAAAGCATAAAGTATCCCCATCAACCATTCAAAAACAACTTGAGATGGGGATGAAAGTTGAACATGAACATACTACAGATAATGATGAAGCAATGGATATTGCATTGCAACATCTAGATGAAATTCCTAATTACTACTCCAAACTCAAAAAGATGGAAAAAGTAAAGGAAGAGTGGACAGAACTTCACGATGCAAATGGTAATGCTTTTGCACACGTTGTTGATATTATTAAGGGTAGTGATTATAAGTTTAAGAGTTTTAGTCAACCAGTATCCGAAAAGTGTTGGGATGGATACAAACAAGTGGGAATGAAAAAGAAAGGCAAAAAGGTAGTTCCTAATTGCGTGAAGGAGGATTCTATTGATGAAGGGAACAAGAGTGGTGATAGTTCTTTGCGTGACTGGTTTACTAAGAGTCGTGCTTCTGATGGCACCCCTGGTTGGGTTCAATTGGGTGGTAAATACGCAGGAAAACCCTGTGCAAAACAGCCAGGACAAACAACCAAACCAAAGTGTGGTTCAAGTAAAATGAAGGCAGACCTCTCCGATAAGGAAGAGGAGAGTGCATTCCGTCGTAAGAACCAAGAAGATCCAAATCCTGATAGAAAGGGTAAGGCTAAGATGGTTGCGACTGAAGAAAAAGACGCATGTTATTCAAAGGTAAAATCTCGTTATAAGGTTTGGCCTTCTGCATATGCATCTGGTGCTTTGGTTAAGTGTCGTAAGGTTGGTGCAAAGAACTGGGGCAATAAGACTAAGAAAGAATCTTTTGAACTCCAAGAAATGGGCGAAGTTCAAAGATATTGTCCCAAATGTCAAAAGAATGAAACTGGAAGTGAGTGTAAGTATGGAGAAGGTTATTGGAGAATGTTCTCACTACCCTCCTCATTAGCTCCAGAACAACCATATAGTATTGCAAAAATTCATCCAGCAAATGAGAATGTAAGTTTTGAAATTGGTTCTGGACATAGACAGGCACAAAGACAAGCAAAGATTAGAAATCTTGCCACAGGAACAACAAATAAAGGTGAAAAGGACGCAGCAATGAGAAAACTAAGTGGTCCTTCTTTACCTCTTGCGGATTCAGTCATTCAACCTGGACAACTGACAAACGAAGATTATCAACGGATACAATCTACAGGTAGTGTTTATACTATACTCTTCTCTTGGAGAGGTAGACCAATGATGAATCTTCAACTCTTTTTCCCAAATATGAAGAGACCTTCTAAAGATGAAGTAAAAGCGGAAATTGAAAAGTTTTACCCAGGCGCAGTTATACTGCAGTGGTATCCAAGTCCTACCGATCCATCGAAACCAATCGTAGTTATTCAAGGTAAGTAAAATGAACATTAACCCTTCTGATATTGAACTTTCTGATATTAATAAGATGTTAGTTTATGAGCAACAGTCAAGGGTTATAGATAAATTGGATAGAGAAGAAGCAATAGAGTTTGCAAAAGCTTATTTTAAACTTTATCTCAAACAACAGGAAGTAGTAGCAAGTTTAGCGAAATTGTAATTTTTTTTATGAATGATCAGGTATATCTTGGTAATCCCAATCTTAAGAAGGCTAATGTAGCCGTAGAATTTACACAGGAACAAGTTCTTGAGTTCGTTAAGTGCAAGAACGATCCTGTGTATTTTGCTAAAAATTATATCAAAATTGTTTCTCTTGATTATGGTGAAATACCATTTAAGATGTATCCCTTTCAGGAGAAGTTGATCACTAATTTCCATGAAAATAGATTCAACATTTGTAGAATGCCTCGTCAGACAGGTAAATCTACAACTTGTGTTTCATATTTGTTACATTATGCTGTCTTTAATGATAATGTCAACATAGCTATTCTAGCCAACAAGGCATCCACCGCACAGGATCTTCTCAGTAGATTACAATTTGCATATGAGAAACTGCCAAAGTGGATGCAACAAGGTATCGTATCATGGAATAAAAGATCGTTAGAACTGGAAAATGGTTCCAAAATTATCGCAGCGTCTACTTCTGCATCTGCTGTCCGAGGCGGATCATATAATGTCATCTTTTTGGACGAATTCGCGTTCATCCCAAATCACATTGCTGATGAATTCTTTGCCTCTGTTTATCCTACTATTTCGTCAGGTCAAAGCACAAAAGTCCTGATAGTTTCTACCCCAAAGGGTATGAATCACTTCTACCGCATTTGGCATGATGCGGAGAGGGGTAAGAATGAATATATTCCCACAGATGTTCATTGGTCCGAGGTTCCTGGTAGAGACGATAAGTGGAAAGCCCAGACTATTGCAAACACATCCGAACAACAGTTTAAGGTTGAGTTTGAATGTGAATTCTTAGGATCTGTTGATACTCTCGTATCTGCAGCGAAACTCAGATCCTTGGTATATGATGATCCGATTAAATCTAATGCAGGTTTAGATATCTACGAAGAACCGCAAAAAGATCACAATTATGTTTTAACAGTAGACGTAGCTCGTGGTGTAGAAAAAGATTACTCTGCATTTACTATTTGTGATACAACGTCATTCCCATATCGTCTTGTAGCAAAATACAGAGACAACCAAATCAAACCGATGTTGTTTCCTAGCATCATCAAAGATCTTGCGGTTGCATATAATAAAGCATACATTCTTGTGGAGGTTAATGACATTGGAGAGCAGGTAGGACAGATCCTACATATGGATTTGGAATATGATAATGTTCTCATGTGTACTATGAGAGGTCGTGCAGGACAATTGGTTGGTCAGGGATTTTCTGGAAAGAAATCTCAAATGGGAGTTAAGATGTCTAAAAATGTCAAAAAGATTGGATGTATGAATCTTAAGACATTGATTGAAGGTGATAAACTTATTATTAAGGACTATGATACTATTAGTGAATTGACAACTTTTATTCAAAAGTCAAATTCATTTGAAGCTGAAGATGGTTGCAACGATGACCTTGCGATGTGTCTGGTAATTTTTGCATGGTTAATTGCACAACCATACTTTAAAGAAATGACGGATAATGATGTCCGTAAAAGATTATATGAAGAACAAAAAAATCAAATTGAACAAGACATGGCTCCGTTTGGTTTTATTTCTGATGGCTTGGATGGTGGTGAAAGTTTTATAGATGAAGAAGGGGACCGTTGGCACATCGATGAATATGGAGATAGATCCTTTATGTGGGATTATCAATAATGGACATAGATGATCAATTTGAATTAGAACACTTATTTCTCACTGAAAGAAAATGTAGAGTTTGTGGAGAAATTAAAGATCTAATCGATGGATTTTATTTGACCCGTAGTGATAGAGGTCACTTGCCTTCTGCATATTCATATGAATGTAAAGAGTGTACCAAACAGAGAATTATTAGTAATAGAAAACAAAAGTCAAGCAATTTATACTGGCAATATCCCGACTGGTAGTGTTCATTGGCGATTTCCCCAATATAAAGTTAGCAAATAATAAATATTTGTAGTTAAGTTGAACTTCTTCAGAGGGAAAGACATGTCGCTAAACTTAGTATCACCTGGCATAAAGGTTCGAGAAGTTGATCTTACTGTAGGTAGAATTGATGCAGTAAACGATCAAGTAGGTGCTTTTGCTGGTCCTTTTGTGAAGGGTCCAGTAGGCGAACCAGTTCTCATTGATACCGAACAAGATTTATTAAATACCTTCGGTAAGCCATCAAATTCAGATAGTCAGTATGAATACTGGTTAACTGCTTCATCGTATCTTTCCTATGGAGGAACTTTACGAGTAGTTAGAACTGATTCCGATAATTTACTAAATGCAAATTATCCAGTATCTACTACTGTTGACCTAAAAATCACCAGTCAAGAAGATTTTATCAATAATCATGCCACAGACAGTGATTGGATTTTCGCAGCTAAGAATCCAGGATCTTGGGCAAATGGACTGAAAGTTTGTGTTATTGATGCTTTAGCGGACCAAAGAATAGCTATTGGAACTTTTGGTGTTTCTGCAGGTTTTGCTATTACTTGTTCAATCGGAACCAGTTATGCTACTTCTGCAGGAACTGTTGAAACTTTTGATGGTTATGTCAAAGGAATGATTACTAGAGTAAATGCGGGTAGCGTTGATGTTAAGGTTTTAAGTCTCCACAATAACCTTACTGGACTCGCTACAGAAGTTTCTTACACAGCTTCTGGACTAAACAGATTCCCAGATGGTGCTGGAAACTACTATCAAATTTTTAATAATGTTGGAACTGCTACTTCAATAGAAAAGTTCAGACTTCCAGGTAATGCAACTATTGGTATTGGATCTACAACAATTACATATCCAGCAGCTCCTATTCCTGCAGGATTTATTAGTGTCGGAGATTTGATTCAAAGTGAAAACGGAGCTTTATCTGCAAGAGTTGTTGCTATTAGTACAGGTACAATTTTAATTGACTCTGCATCTCCTGTATCATATGCATCAACTACCTTGATCATAAGATATACAAGAAATGTTACTGATGGAACATTAGGATTTGGTGAAGGATTATTTACCAACTCAACTAATGTTTCCGTCGATTGGTATGACCAACAGACTTTAGGATTATCAAATTCTACAGTTTACTGGAAATCAATTGCACCAAAACCAGGAACATCTCAATATGCTAAAGAAAGAGGTGGAAGAAACGACGAAATTCACGTTGTTGTAGTAGATGAAAGTGGTTCAATTACTGGCACATCTGGTAATATTTTAGAAAAATATACTAATCTATCAAAAGCTACTGACGGTAAGATTTCTCCTTCAGAAAACATTTACATTAAGAATTACCTCTCTAATGTATCTTCATACGTTTTTGCTGGTACTAGTGATTCGGTTACTGGAGTTAAGTTTACTACAATTAATGGATATCTTCAAGCTAGTGGTGGAACAATCGCTTCTGGTCAACAGGCTTCGGGAGTCAATTTTGGATGCTATGGAAATAAATCCTATTCATTATCAAATGGATATGATTATTCTTCTGCTACTGGAGGAATGGCAGCCACGTTGGGTGATGTTCTAAGTTCATATGAAGTCTTCAGAAATCCTGTAGAATACGATATTAATTTCTTAATCGCAGGTCCAGATAGTGGAGATACTTTATTCGATGCACAAGCAAAAGCAAATAGATTGATTGATATTGCTGAAAATAGAAAGGATTGTATTGCATGTATTTCTGCAAGAAAGTCTGGAGTTGTTAATGTAACAAATAGTGATCTACAAACCGATAACGTTATTAAATTCTTTGACGCTATTAGTTCTTCATCATATGCAGTATTTGATACTGGATACAAGTACATGTATGACAGATTTAATAATGAGTTTAGATATGTTCCATTGAATGGTGATGTTGCTGGATTAATGGCAAGAACATCTATTAACAACTATCCTTGGTTCTCCCCAGCCGGATCTTCAAGAGGTGTTATTAATAATGCAATTAAACTTGCTTTCAATCCATCCCAGGCACAAAGAGATTTACTATATCCTAAGAGAATCAACCCTGTAGTATTTTCACCAGGCGCTGGAATAATTCTTTTCGGTGACAAAACTGGACTAGCTAACGCTAGTGCTTTTGACAGAATTAATGTTCGTCGTTTGTTCCTAACAATTGAGGATACAATCTCCAGAGCTGCAAGAGCTCAACTCTTTGAATTCAATGACGTTATTACTAGAACAAACTTTGTAAACATTGTTGAACCATATCTCCGTGATGTTAAGTCAAAGAGAGGAATTACAGACTTCCTAGTTGTTTGTGATGAATCAAACAATACTCCAGATGTGATTGACGCAAATCAATTTAGGGCTGACATTTTCATCAAACCTGCAAGATCGATTAACTTTATTGGTCTTACTTTTGTCGCTAACAGAACTGGTATTAGTTTTGAAGAGGTTGTTGGAACCGTTTAATTTTTTTAAAACATCAATCCCTACAGAGGTAAAAAAATGGCATTTTCAAATACCCCAAGTTTCGGCTCCAGAACTTTAGAAGACTTTAAAGCAAGGTTAATTGGTGGAGCAGCTCGTCCAAATCTTTTTGAAGTTGAATTAAACTTCCCATCATTTGCGACTGAAGCAAATACAAATGCAAATACAGATCAAACTAGAACTGTAAGTGAACTTTCCAGATTTATGATCAAATCTGCAAATCTACCTGCATCAAATGTTGGTGTTATTGAAGTTCCTTTCCGTGGAAGAACTTTAAAAATTGCAGGAGATAGAACCTTCGATGTTTGGACAATCACAATCATTAACGATGTTGATTTTTCAATCAGAACCGCTTTTGAAAAGTGGATGAATGCAATTAACAAGCACGATGATAACACTGGATTAATTAATCCAGCTCAATATCAAAGAGATGCTATTGTAAAACAATTTGGCAGAACTTCAGTTTCATCTGCTCAATCTAATGTTATTTCTCCTGTTACTGCTAGAGCTGGAGATGCAATTCCAGTTCTAAAAGCGTATAAGTTTTATGGAATATTCCCAACCGCTGTTAGCGCTATTGATCTATCCTATGATTCTTCAGATTCCATCGAAGAATTTACCGTAGACCTACAAGTACAGTGGTGGGATGCATTGGATTCTACTGGTACAACACAGTTGGGTACTGATCCTCAAGTTCTGAACCCTCTATAAATAGTACAAATAGAGTTAATATTTGAATAATGCCTAAATTATTTGGTTTCAAAATCCAAGATTCGGAGGACGATAGATCAAAAAAATCTATCGTCTCTCCTGTTCCGGAGAATCAAGAAGATTCTTCGGACTTTTATGTGTCTAGTGGATTTTATGGACAGTATGTTGACATTGAGGGAGTATATAAATCTGAGTATGATTTAATTAAAAGATATCGTGAAATGGCTATTCACCCAGAGGTTGATGGAGCCATTGAAGATATTATTAATGAAGCAATCGTATCCGATCAAAATGACTCTCCTGTTCAAATTGATTTACAAAATGTTCCTGCTTCGGATAAATTAAAATCAATTATCAGAGATGAATTTAAGTATATTAAAGAAATTTTAGACTTTGATAAAAGATGCCATGAAATTTTAAGGAATTGGTATGTTGATGGTAGAATTTATTATCATAAAGTAATTGATTTAGAGAAACCAGAAGAAGGGATCAAAGAAATAAGATATATTGATCCTATGAAAATTAAACTGGTAAGGAAAATTAAGAAAAATGGTAAACATGTATTGAATCCATCCTTTTCAGTCACTGATGGAAGGGCTGCAAATGGAAACATGGCAACTCCAGAAGTTGAGGAGTTTTATGAGTATGATCCAAATATCAGAGGAACTGGTGCAGGTCAATCAACTAGTAACTTCAAGAATGCAATTGGTGGGACTGCAAGAATTTCTAAAGATGCAATTACATATGTACACTCTGGTTTAGTAGACAGAAATAAACAGGTTGTACTTTCATACCTACACAAAGCAATTAAAGCTCTCAATCAACTTCGTATGATTGAGGATTCTCTAGTTATCTATCGTCTATCTCGTGCCCCAGAAAGAAGAATTTTTTACATTGATGTAGGCAATCTTCCAAAGATTAAAGCAGAACAGTATTTGCGAGACGTAATGACTCGTTATCGTAATAAGTTAGTTTATGATGCAAATACTGGGGAGATTCGTGATGACAAAAAAATGATGGCAATGCTTGAAGATTTCTGGTTACCTCGCCGTGAAGGTGGTAGAGGAACTGAAATCTCTACTCTTCCAGGTGGTCAAAATCTTGGCGAACTTGCCGACATCGAATATTTCCAGAAAAAACTCTACAGAGCACTCGGAGTTCCAGAATCACGTTTAGGTGGTACTGGTGGATTTAATCTTGGAAGATCTTCAGAAATTTTAAGAGACGAAATTAAATTTACTAAGTTTGTGGGGAGAATGAGAAAGAGATTCTCTCACCTCTTTATGGATATGTTGAGAACTCAACTTCTTCTTAAGAATGTTGTAACACCAGAAGATTGGAAAGTTCTTTCAGATCATATTCAATTTGATTTTGTTTATGATAATCATTTTGCAGAACTCAAAGAAGCGGAACTTATTCAAAATAGATTAAATGTTCTTGTTGCTGCAGAACCTTATATTGGTAAATATTTTTCAGTTGACTATGTAAGAAGAAATATTCTTAAACAGACTGATGCTGAAATTGTAGAAATAGACACACAAATAGGTGCAGAACAAGCGGCTGGAATTATTCCACCTCCGATGGATCCAAATACTGGATTACCAGTTGGTCAAGAACCTCCCACTAATCAATCGGCAATGGGAGAAGTTCCAATGAATCCAGAAGCTTCAACTGGAATTGCTGAAATGCCTCCAACTGAAGAAGCTCCAAAAGTCACAATGCCAAAGGGTGGCAGAATCTGATAAATAATTTTTAAGTAAACACTGAATTTTAAACCTATGGATGACCTTATTGATATGATGGTGACTAATCAATCACCAGCAGATATAAGCGATAGAATCAAAGAAATTTTGATGCAAAAATCTGCAGAGAATATTGACATTATTCGACCAGTTGTAGCTGCTTCACTATTCGGTGGAGAAGAAGTTGAATCGGAAGTAGAAGTAGAAAACTCTCAAGAAGAGTCCGAAGAAGACGCAGAATAATAAATAACTATTATAGAACTTTATTATAACGATGCAAAGAACAAAAATAATTGCAACAGAAGTTGCAATGCCAACAACTGCAGGTGCAGCTTCAAGTATTAGTGAAGCAACCTGCGTAAGATTGTATAACGGATCTGGAGCTGCAGCTACAGTTAGCATTTCAACTGCTGTCGGTGCTGCAACTACTAATACATTTACAATGACAACAGGTGGAGTTGAATTTCTTCAGAAGGCTTCAACTGATGTAATCTTTGCATCTTCTGCATCAGTGAGAGCATCTAAAGTAGGACTTACCAACTAAGAAAAATGAAACTAATTACCGAAGAAGTAACAAATGTAAAAATTATCACCGAAGGAAAAGGTGCTGACAAAAAACTCTACATTGAAGGAGTATTTCTTCAAGGAGAAATCAAGAATCGTAATGGGAGAATGTATCCTATCACAACTCTTGCTCGTGAAGTAGGTCGTTACAACGAAAACTTTGTTGCAAAGGGTCGTGCTCTTGGAGAACTTGGACACCCAGATGGTCCAACCGTTAATCTCGATCGTGTTTCACATAAAATTACTTCTCTTGTTCAAGAGGGAAATAACTTTGTAGGCAAAGCACAAATCCTGAATACTCCTATGGGTAAAATTGCATCTTCTCTTCTAGATGAAGGTGTAATGCTCGGTGTTTCTTCTCGTGGTGTTGGATCACTTCAAACAACCAGTGAAGGTCATAAAGTAGTTGGTGAAGATTTCATGCTTGCAACTGCAGCAGATATCGTTGCTGATCCTTCTGCGCCTGATGCATTTGTTTCAGGAATTATGGAAGGTAAAGAGTGGGTTTGGGAAGGTGGTATTCTTCGTGAACAACTTGCTTCCAAAACTCAAAAGAGAATTAATACTCTTGTTGATCAGAGAAGACTTGACGAACAGAAGTTAAATCTGTTCCAAGAGTTTTTATCAAATCTTTAATTTATAAATAAATACAGATTATACTAAGGTAATCGGAGAGTACAAATGTCCCGTGGTAAAAATTTACAAGAAATGGAATCTGTTGCTACCCCCGGTCAGGGTGGTGGTGCAGGAAGCGGCACTTCACAATCCAAAACCGCTGTAAATGCTAATGCATCTGCACCGGCATCACCAGAAAAGAGTGCAACTCCTGTTGCAACTCCAGGCCAAACTGGTGCATGGGAAGATCTGGGAGGCCCAACTCCAGAAAATAGTCGTCCAGACGACAATTCTAATGCACTAAAAACCCCAGGTGCAACCCTTAAGCAAGTTAAGGATGTTGTAAACGCTAAAGCTTCTGCAGCTGATGCTCCTGCTACTTCTGCAACTCCAGTTTCAACACCTGGTCAAGGTGGTGGAATGAAGGAAGAAGTAGAAGAAGATGAAGAGCTAGTGGAAGTCGAAGACGAAGAGGTTATTGGCGAAGACGAAGCTGATGAGGAAGAGGTTGTAGAGGAAGACGTAGATTCCATCATTGATGAGGACGTAAATGCTCTTCTATCTGGCGAAGAAGAACTCTCCGAAGAGTTTAAAGAAAAGGCAAAGCTTGTATTTGAAGCTGCCCTTCACGCCAAAACAAAAGAAATTCAATCTGTTCTAGAAGAGCACTATGCTGCTGCTCTTGCAGAAGAGATTGAAGAGATTAAACTAGAACTAACCGAAAGAGTTGATTCATACCTTGAGTATGTTTCTTCTGAGTGGTTAGAAGAGAATGCTCTCGCAGTTGAAAGTGGTCTTAAGACTGAGATCACTGAGTCCTTCATCGATGGTATGAAGGGACTTTTTGAAGCACATTATGTATCAATGCCTGAAGAAAAATATGATGTTCTAGAGAGCATGGTAGAAAAACTTGATGAAATGGAGACAAAACTCAACGAGCAAATTCAAAAGAATGTTGCTCTAAACGCTAAACTTGCAGAGTCTGCCGCTGACAGAATCTTTAGTCAAGTTTCAGAGGGTCTCGCACTTTCCCAAAAGGATAAGCTTGCAAGCCTCGTAGAAAGTGTTGAGTTTGAGAGTGAAACTGACTATTACCAGAAACTGGTAACTCTTAGGGAGTCATACTTCCCAAGAAACGCTGGTATTCCAGCAAACGAGACGGAAAATCTAACAGAAGAAGCGAACTTCCAAGAAGTGACTCATTCACCTTCTATGGACGCTTATCTACGCGCGCTTTCCAACGTTGCTAAAAAGTGATTTTTAGATAATACTCAAACCGCAGTTCAACAACACTTTTAACAGAGGTATTAAAAACAAATGGACGGAATTAATTCACAAATGCTAATGGAGAAGTGGGCTCCAGTTCTAGACTTCGACGGTCTAGGCGACATTAAAGATTCCCACAGAAGAGCTGTTACAGCTCAAATGCTAGAGAACCAAGAGAGAGAACTCCGTGAGTCTGCTGAGTTCCTTGGCGAAGCTTCTCCAACCAACTCCG